GTCCCATTGTAGATACCATGTTTAGTTGCACTTGGCTCCCGTCAGGGAGCTTGCACGATGGAGAACGGAGAATATCCAGATAGGACACAAAGTCCTTCGGGAGCATCTCCTTAACCATACTATATGCAATAGAGTCAGACGCAGAACTAAGATCAATTGTAGAATATTGATCCGTTAAGCTTCCAACTCTAGCAAGTTCACGATTTCGATCCGGTTGAACAGAGAGATCAAGGCCGAAATAGCCTTTTAATCTCCGTTCTAGGAGCGAACCTAACCCAAGTTGCCCATACATATTGATGGATGGTTCAACACAGGTTATGCGTGATGTCACCTTTGTCTTCGGTACGAAGCTGAGGCGGTTACCTGCAACTAGCTCGGGAGCACCGAACGCCTCTAGCCGATTTTTCTCGGCATTGAGGTTAGTAGGGGCACCTGCTATGCTAGCTTTGTAGGCGTATACTAGACCACTGTTAGAAGCAGCCATTCGGGAACTATACATTTTCGTATAGTTATCCTCCCCGATTGACCCGATAGAGCTACCAGGACCTGTTCTACCAACACTAAATAAGTGAGATAGATCAGATACCAGCGGCATACCGGAGGGAAAGAGAAAGTTGTAAAGGTGCCGTTTAACGGTACCAATAGCTTCCTCTTCCCAACTATGCTTTAACAGCAAACTCCAAGTCCTACACTGTTCATTTACAGCAAGGAACTTTGCCAAAGAGACACTGTCCGCATCTGGGTTAGTAAAATCTACGTTTTTCTTGTAGAAAGACTTTCCTAGAGCTAAGGCAGCGTATTGTTTGGGAGTTATATCTGGCCAAGGATCCAGTCCTTCCACGTCGCCGCTTTCTAAGCGAGATATGGTTGAACTGTCAAGATGGTTAGATAGGTCTAGCAGCAGGCTAGAATAAAGAACGATCGACTTACGGTCCATAAGGTTCTCCAACTATAGCAATGTCAATTATCTCCCGTAAGGGAACTGGTATAAACCAGTTGAGCTGTCGCCAATAATCGTCTCTCCGAGAGGAGGGAAGAGTATCGGAATAATGACCGCAGGCGGTAAGCCTAAGGCCACTACGACAACTAAGATAAAATACTTTGATCGAATCAGATTTCTGATTCCTTTTCGGGCGCTCATTTTAATAAACGCCTGAGATCACAGTATCGCCAAGACCGGCACTGGTATTATCCAGGGCGCCGATATGGCAAGACAGAGCTGCACGAACACTACTAGAGTCAGAAGTTTCCGAACCAGCAGGTACTTCCACAATTGTGGTTACCAGCATGGTACGTAGACTTCCCCACGAATCGACTTTCACCGATTTGC